CCCAGCCTTCTTGCGCTACCCGCAGTTCAGGCTCTTTGGGGTCTGGTAAGTCATGTGTGCCACGCTAGCACAATACGTCAGCAAACAGGTCAAACCACTAATCCAGTTTTGGGTTAGGCCGTTAGACAGGCGCACAGGGCGCTTGCATTGTTTATCGTTACACCATAAGATTTAGTCATGGGTGGATGCATTGTTTGTGGTGGTTCGGTTGCTACTCCTGCGCGGGGTCGTAGGCCGAAGTTTTGTTCTGGGCGTTGTCGGGTGAAAGCTCACCGCGATCAGAAGCGTGCGGTTGATGGTGTGCCGGCTGAGTTGCGTGAGCGTGCCCGGTGGATTCGGCATCAGGCTAAACGGCCTATGGCTGTTGGTGGTTGGTGGGCTTCGGTCACGGATTCTGCGTGCTGGTCTAGTTATGAGGATGCAGCGGATTCGCCTCACGGTGACGGGCTCGGTTTTGTGTTGAATGGTGACGGTGTTGTCTGTATTGACTTGGATGACTGTGTGGTTGAAGGGGTGCCGAATGCTAAGGCACGGGAGCTGATTGGGTCGCTACCTAAGACGTATGTGGAGTTTTCGCCTTCGGGTCGCGGCTTGCACATTTGGGGCTTTGCTTCGCTCGAGTCGGGGCGCAAGTTTGTGCGTGACGGTTTGAAAGTTGAGGTGTATCCGAATGGTCGTTACTTGACGGTGACGGGTCGCGCTTACCGTTCGGCGGGGTTTGCGCGTTTGGACTTGTCGGGGTTGCTAACCTAGAGTCATGCCTAACCCACCGAAACCGATTGAACAGAAACGTATGCTTGGCAATCCGGGCAAGCGTGCCATGCCTGGCGATGACAGCACGATCACGTTGTTTGCGGGTTCGCGTGAACCGTTGGCCCCGCTTGGTGAGGCTGGTCAGGCGTTGTGGGATTCGGTGTTCTCTGAGGGGCAGTTGTGGATTTCGCCTCGGACTGATGTGGCGTGGTTGCAGGTTGTGTGCGAACTGCTTGACCGGCGCGAGGTGTTGAAGTTGGAGTGGTTGGCTGACCCGACTAACCGGCCCGTGAATATGAGCTTGTTGGAAACTGAGAAGATGATTCAGTCTGGGCTTGGGTTGCTTGGGTTCACGCCAACGGATCGCAGTCGCTTGGGTGTTGCTGAGGTGAAGGCCAAGAGCAAGCTCGAGGAGTTGATGGAGCGCCGCGCTAATCGTGAGGATGCGCGTGAATAGTTGGCCCCCGGCCTGGTTGACTCCGGTTCCTGAGAAGGCTTTGGCTAAGGGTCGGGTGATGGAGCCGGTGGTGGATTTCGTTGAGGCTTTCGGAATGATTACGAAGGATTCTGTTGCGGGTAAGGCTGGGAGCCCGCTGGTTCTGCGTGAGTGGCAGAAAACGCTTCTCGAACATTTGTTCGCATGGGATGATGATGGGCTTCGCAACAGGGTGAGCCTTGTGGGTATGCCTCGAAAATCAGGAAAATCGAGCGTAGCGTCAGCGATTGGCCTCTACAGTTTGATTCTGGGGCCACGTGGCGGGGAGGTATACAGCGTCGCTTCCGAGAAAGAACAGGCCAGGATTGTCTTTCAAGATGCCAAGCGAACTGTCGAGGCCAGCCCGGAGCTGTCGGCATTGACGAAACTTTATCGGGATGCGATTGAGCTTCCGTCTTTCGGTTCGGTTTATCGCGTGCTGTCTGCGGACAGTGCCTCCAAAGAGGGATACTCCCCAACGACAGTAATTTTTGATGAAGTTCACGCACAACCGGATAGAACACTTTGGGATGTTTTCAGCCTCGCGATGGGTGCTCGCGGGAAGCTTGCCACGATGATTGGCATAACCACGGCTGGGGTTCGTTCGGATCGCACTGGTAAAGATTCGATTGCCTACAGTCTTTACCAGTACGGCAAGCGTTTGGCTTTGGGTGAGGAGAAGGATGACACGTTCTTCATGGCTTGGTGGGAGGCACCCGAGGGCGCTGACCATCGTGACCCGGAAACGTGGCGGGCCGCTAACCCTGGCTTCGGTGATTTGAATGCTGAGTCGGATTTCCATTCGGCTATCAAACGAACACCCGAGGCGGAGTTTCGTATCAAGCGATGCAATCAGTGGGTGTCATCGGTGGAAACTTGGTTGCCTGCCGGGTCGTGGGGTGAGTGCGCTGGTGAGGTAACCCTTACTGCTGAGGATGAGATTGTGTTGGGCTTTGACGGGTCGTATAACGGTGACGCTTCGGTGATTGTGGGGGCTGTGGTTCCGAAGAACGATGAGCCGGTGAAGGTGTTTATGGTGAAGGCGTGGGAGAAGGATTTGGAGCATGACGGCCCTGAGTGGCGGGTGGACATTGGTGAGGTGGAGCAGACTGTTTTGGATTTCTGCCAGAAGCACAATGTGAAGGAGATCGCGTGCGACCCTTTCCGTTGGCAACGGTCTATGGAGGTGCTCGAGGGTTACGGCCTGCCGGTGGTTGCGTTCCCTCAGTCCCCGCAGCGAATGATTAAGGCGTGCGCCGGGTTCTTTGATGCGGTGGCGGAGAAGCGCCTAATCCATGACGGCGACCCGTTGCTTGCCCGCCATTTGAGTAATACGGCTGTGAAGTTGACTCCTGCTGGCCCTCATATCAAGAAGGAGAACCCCAATTCACCCAGAAAAATAGATGCAGCGGTAGCCGCGATCCTATGCGTTGACCGGGCCTCCGGTAAGATAGAAGAAACGGTTGTGCCGGAGTTTTTCGGTTAGGGGTCTAATGGCTACGGTTTTGCAGGTTGCGGGTATGGTCGGGGTGACGGCGGGCGTGTTTCTGTTGAGTGTTCCTGCCGGGTTGGTTGTGGGTGGATTGTTTTTGTTGGTTACTGGATTCGCGTTGGGGAAGTAATAAGTGCTGAATAGACTTTTTGAGCAGCGGGCCGTTTCGTTCCAAACGATTTTCGAGTCTGGTGATGACCTGGCTTTCGGGAACTTGTCGGACACTTCGATTGATTCGAAGACTGTCTTCCAGGTGAACGCGGTCTATTCCGCCGTGTCCCTAATCGCGGACACGATTAGCACCTTGCCTTTGGATTGTTTCATTCGCATTGACGGACAACGGCGTGCGTTCAGGCCGAAGCCTGAGTGGGTTGAGAAACCTGATATTGCTTTGCCTCGTGTGGCTTTTTACAACTCTGTGATTGTGAGTCTTCTCCTCGATGGGAACGCGTTCATAAGGGTCTTTGGTGGGAGGCAGAACCCTGTTTCTAACCTTGTTGTTTTGAACCCTCGCACTGTGACGGTGAAGCGTAACGGGCAGGGCCGGCTTGTGTTTGAGGTGGAGGGTGAGCCCAGACCGCTTTCGCAAGAGGAAATCATTTTCATTCCCGATGTGTTGCGCCCTGGCACGATCCGTGGCGTTTCGCGTGTGGAGGCTTTGAAGGAGAACTTCGGACTTGCGCTCGCGTTGGAGAAGTTCGCTTCCACGTTCTTCGGTAACGGCACCAACCTATCGGGAGTAATCGAAACGGATTCAAACCTCACGAAAGAGCAGGCCGAAAACTTACGCAACAGTTTCGACAACGCTCACAGGGGTTGGCGTAGAGGCCACCGTACCGGCATTCTGTCGGGTGGTGCGAAGTTCAAAACGACCCAGATTGACCCTGAGTCCTCGCAGAGTATTGAGGCCCGCAGGTTCGCTGTGGAGGATGTGGCACGCGCTTTCAACATCCCGGCGAATATGTTGAACATTCCTGGCACTACGACTTACGCTTCGGTTGAGCAGAATAACATTCAGTTCATCACTCACACTTTGCGCCCGATTGTGCAGAAGCTTGAGGATGCGTTCTCACCTTTGATGACTCGTTACCCTGGTGGGGAAACGGCTTTCATTAAGTGGAACCTTGACGGTTTGGCTCGCGCTGATATTCAGGCCAGAACTTCCGCCTACTCCACGATGATCCAGTCTGGCGTGATGAGCATCAACGATGTGCGCCGCCTCGAGGATATGAGCGACATTGATGACCCGGCTGCAAGTAACGTGCGGGTGCCTTTGGCGAACATCAACATTGAGGGTGCTGACCTTGTTGCCGAGGAGAAGCGTGTGAAGATGGCGCAGATTCTTGTGTTGTCTGGTTACGATCCAGCTGAGGCTTTGGTTGCTGTGGGGCTTGGCCCGATTGCTCATACTGGTTTGGCTTCGACTCAGTTGCAGCCGGTGGCGCAGGTTGACCCTGAGAACCCTGGTGCAGTTTACGAGGTGCAGTAATGACGATTCTTCACCGGCAGGTAACGCTGGGGACTGCTGCGACTGAGATTGTTGGTCACGACAATATGCCCCATGATGTTATTTTGCATAATATGACTAAGAGTTCGAACCAATACATTTACTATGGCGGTTCGGCTGTCAGCACAACTAACGCGCCACACATTGACCCAGGCGAAACGATTCAGTTTACGTTGGGCCCGGAGGATCGTTTGTTTGCCGTGTCTGACCCTGCCGGCCTTGTTGTTGGTGTGATGGATATAAGGAAACTTGACTAATGGCCCCGTATTTCATTTCTGACACGGCTGAGGGCTGTGATGGTTGGGCTACCGTGAAGGATGACGGTGAAGTCATGGGCTGCCACACCACGAAGCAGGATGCGATAGACCAGGGTTTGGCGATTGCTCAGGCTGAGGATTCCACGTTTGAGGGTGAGCGTGCGTTGCGTGCGGAACCTGACGCCCTCAATGTTGACGATTTTGTGTCATGGAATAGTGCAGGCGGTAGGGCGCGAGGCCGTATCGAGCAGATTGAGCGTGATGGTTCAATCAATGTTCCTGACTCTGACTTCACCGTTTCGGGCACCGAGGATGACCCTGCAGCGCTGATTCGAGTGTACCGGCCCGTGACTGGTGGTTGGCGTGCCAGCGATGTTCTTGTCGCTCACAAGTTTTCTACTTTGCGAAAGATTTCACCGTTGCCTGAACCACCAGAGGATCGTGACCTGCCAGACAATTACCGGCCCGCCACAGCGGATGATGTGCCAGAGGGCCGCGCTTGCGGTAACTGCATTTTCTTCAACGAGGACAACCTGGATGCTGAGGGTCGAGCGTTTTGCGAGAAGTGGGAAGAATATGTTGAGGGCGGAAACTACTGCAACGCTTGGCAGCCTCGTGAGGATGATGAGGAACGCCAGGTTGATTTGAGCGCCCCAGCGTATATGAGGGCGAGCGCTCGCCGTGGCCTGGAATGGCACCGCGAGGGGCTGTCGGGTGATGGCGTTGTGGATGCCACGATTCGCGAAGCTGAGGCCATGAGCCGTGGCGTAATCACATCGGACAAGTGGGTTCGTTTGCGCGCATGGATTTCCCGGCACCTTGTTGACATGGATGCGCCGGCTAACACTCCCGGTGACGAGAACTATCCGGGGCCTGGTGCTGTTGCTATGGCGTTGTGGGGTGGTGGCGGTTCGAAACGTAGTGCTGAACGGGCTCTCGCTTACGCGGATGGTGTGGTTGGTAGAATTGAGGCAGAGAATGAAGGCCGAGCGAAGGGCGAAGCATTGAGCAAGTTGGAAACACGCATTGTTGAGGTTGAAGCGTTTGAGGTGCGCGAGGGTGCCGATGGTATGCACTTGGAGGGTTACGCGGCCCTGTTCAATTCTCGCAGTGAGAACTTGGGCGGGTTTACTGAAACGATTAGGCCGGGTGCTTTCCGTGCCTCGTTGAAATCTCGCAACGATATCAAGATGTTGTGGAACCACGACAGCGGTGCGGTGCTTGGTTCGACACGCGCGGGTACTTTGGTTTTGACTGAGGATGAGCGTGGACTTCGGGTCTCCGCTACGCTGCCTAATACTTCTTACGGGCGTGACGCTTCGGAGCTTGTGCGCCGTGGGGATGTGACCGCGTTCTCGTTTGGTTTCTCTATGCCTGCCCGTGGTGGGGATGAGTGGAGTGGTGACG